GCCAGTATTCCCAGATAGTGCGATTTCTTTTTCCCAGCATACTCAAATTGGTTGCATACTTGATTTCAATTTGATGGCCATATGGAGCAAGCATATCTAATATGCGATAGTGTTGCGGATCCATTAAGGGCTCGCCACCGGCAAATTCTACTCGTCTAAAGTAGGGAATGTTCTTTTCTAAACTTGCCCACCAATTAGGATTGTCTTCAAACTTGTCCAGCAACGGCTTTTTCTCTAATCCGTGTTCCTCTACTAGATCAAAGATAACCTTACCCGAATCTTTGTAATACTCTTTTATTACATCCCAATCGTTCCAACTTGTGCTGTCCCCAGGGTGGCACATACGGCACTTAAGGTTACACAAATTGTTTAATTTTAACTCCATTGTAGGAATTTCAAAGGGCATTGTATAATCGTCGCGTAAAGCAGTTAAGGCGTTAGGGTATAAGTTGACCCTAGCTTCAGGAATTACACCGCTTATATGACGTTGTCGCAGGGATTCGACGCCTTGATCTTCTAGGCTAAAGCAGGGTTCGCATTCTGGTGGGCGTATGTTAGTAAGTACTGACTTACGAATACGTTTCATTGTGTCATTATTCCACACTTCTTCTAGGGTTTCTTTTTGTATAAAACCAATTGGATGGCTGCGGCAGCAGACCTGTATGGCGCCATCCTCTCGTGTGGCCAGCCCTGTGAAAGGGTGCATACAGAATGTTTTACTTTGATTGCTCAATTGCCCATTTCCTTTCTTTACACCAAAAACATTTACCACAGACAGGAACATATTGTCCTGGTTCGTATGTTTTGTAATCAGTACCTTCAAACTCACCTTCACAACTGCGAGTGATGCCAAGTAGATCCACAATGTCTAATCGTAGGTATTGGCCTATGACCCAGTTTTTTTCTACAAATCTAAACGGATGGATTGCCCAACGGTCCATATGTTTCATCAGTGTTAGATGTTGATTATCTTCTGTTGGATCAATGTCACGTTCCCGCATACCTCCAAGGTCTAGATTTCTAGGATTGCGAGTTACCGCATTATAATATGCATCTATATTGTATTTGTTACAGATAAATTCTGCATAGGCACGTTGTTGAATGTTGTCACCGCTGACTCGTTTTCCGTATTCATCAGTTAACGTTGGTCCTATATTGCCATACTCTAATTCAGGTGCTATAAAATTTGTATGACGATTAAATTTAGTGTTATGAAAGTGTTGGAATAACCATTGATATACGTGTTCAGCATCATATTGTTGCCAAGGTTTAGTTTTCCAACAGCGTATATGATTGATAATATGAATTGTCGTGTCATTGTTACGGGCAATGTCACATAGTAGATATGCTAATAATGCACTATCAGCACCACCACTAAGACTGATAGCAATGTTCTTCCACGTAAAATCAAACGGTATTTCTACTCCGTCTATGTTTATCGTATCAAGTTGCATTTTCTAAATACCTTATCAACGGGCTCAGACCAACTGGTCTATTATCTTGTAATGCTAGATAAATCGAGTTGGTTGGTGTTAGATTAAAATCGCTGCATACCTTATAATATCGTTTTCCGTGAGCATTCCATAGATAATCGGATTCTAAATTACGTATAAAATGTAGACCAATCATTGCCAGGGCACGATTATTCATATTAAAATCATTCATAATACTAATGCTGTCTGCTCGGGTATCTTTGGTCCAACGTAGACCTATTCTGTTCCATCCTAGACCAAGACCTTTACTAAGGCTGATACCAACGGATCTAATAACTTCATCACTAAAGTCAAAACTAATATCACGACAGCAACTGATCCAAGCGCCATCAACGTGTACCGCAATGTTTTTAATTTTGCATTCATATAATATTTCCTCCATATCCGGATGTGGAGCACCAATGCTGGGAAATGGCATTGCTACGATTAAAGGAATATCAGGAATCAGCGAGCCCACATCTTTAACATACGCTAATCCTAGTCGTTGGTGATATCTATAGTCATTGCGAAGAACCTGTACAGGTCCTTGCATATAGATATTGTCTATAAATTGTGTGCAGCCAATAATTATATCCGTACGATTAAAGGTATCAAGACCCTTAAGAGTGTTTAATTTGGATTTAAGTAACCATTCTTTGCACTCTGTTTTAAAATTTGTGTAGACTTGATCACTAATATCTTTTTCTAATTTACCACTTAATACTTCTTGAATTAAACCTTCAATCCTCTGATCCGATAGAGGTTGTGGTCGTTCAATTTCCAACCATTTATTATCGTAAGTTGCTGCTGTTTTTATTCTGTCCACAAGATATTTAACCGAGTAATAGTAGCACATAAATATTTTATGCTGACAAAATTGAATATTAAATTAGATATTGATCCAATTATAGAACAGGTATTGTCTTTAGATTTTGAAAAGAGCCTAACCTTAAACTATACAACTGGTAAACTCCTTAACGGACCTTATACGACAAAACCAGAGTATGTGGGAACTCCAATAGGAAATGCCCTGTCAGTGATAGGGAATGTAGGCGAAGCAAGATTGCTTAAATTAAATTCTGCAGAGTCTTACACAGCACACGCTGATCCAGATGATCGCATTCATTTAGCAATAACAACTAATCCAAATTCTTATCTTATCGATCTTGACGACAATAAACTATATCATTTGCCTGTAGACGGTGAAGTCTGGCATATGGATACCAGTAAGATGCACGTGGCCGCAAACTTTGGTGCAAGGCCTCGTATTCATTTGAACATAAGAGTAGCATTGCCTAAGTTTACAAGCCCGGGATATTTGTTAAAAATTGAAGGTGGAGACTATGATTGGAAACAAGAGTCATACACCACACTAATGTCGTTCTTTAATAAAACAATTAAATCAAAATATATCACAGGATTTGAAAAGGTAAGCGAAAAAGAAGTGTTATTAAATTGTAATCCTCCTATCTTAGATTCCAAGATCAAAGAATTACAAGACAAAGGATTTATAGTATCACTTAGACCTGTATGACTTTCTACCCTCAACCTCTAAAAATATTAGATATAGAACCCTCATCTTATTGTAATGCTAGATGTCCGCATTGTATGAGAGAAAGCCAAAACGGTGACTATAGTTTTTTCAATCAAGTCCATCTTAAAGAAAGTTTCTTTGATATATTCTTTCCTAAAGAAGTTGCAGCCACGTTAGAAATTGCATCCTTCAGCGGAAACATTGGCGAACCCGCAATGAACAAAGACCTGTTAAACATTCTTAAATGGTTTCGAAAACAAAATCCTAATATATTTTTAGAAGTTTATACCAATGGTAGTGTTCAACAACCGCAATGGTGGCAAGAATTAGGAAATATCATAGGCACCAACGGTAATGTAATATTTGCCATAGACGGATTAAAAGACACAAATCATATCTATAGAGTTAATGTTAAATGGAATAAGCTGATGCAGAATGCACGAGCATACATCAGCACAGGAGCAACCAGTACTTGGCAGTTTATTCCATTTAAACATAATCAACATCAGGCTGAACTAGCTGAGCAGATGAGCAAGGATATGGGATTCAGTCAGTTTAAAATTAAAATTTCTCATAGAGATCTATTAAACCAACCTCAAAACACAAACAATGCTGTTGAGCCCAGTGACGATCCTAGGTTTGCACATCAAGGACAACGATTAGATTTTGTCAGAATGGATAAGACTGAAGAATATCTTAATTCTGTTAACATCAAATGTTATGCTATCGAAGAAAGAAACTTGTATATTTCAGCAGATGGATTGGTCTTTCCCTGTTGTCATACCGCTAGTATATTTTTACTCAGCGATGACCTTCTTCCAGAAAAGTATAATTGGATCAAATCAGTTAAAAATGATTTTAACAAGAACGAAATAAGTCTATATCGAAATAAACTTGAAGATATTTTATCTTCTAAGACATTTAATAGGATCAAAGAGTCCTGGGCTTTGACAATGTCACAGGGCAGAAATCCCCTATGTGCTGCAATCTGTGGCAAGTGTTCAGAAAACAATAGCCTTATCGAAGGCCTATTAGGACTCTAGTTTAGTTTTACTGATAAATTGATCCTGTGGAGTAGAGAATAACTCCGGTTGGACTCCGCAGGTTCTTACACAGGTAATCAATTTATTTTCATTCCAGTAGTAGTCCCAAACAGATTGATATTCTTTAGAATCAATAATATCTTTTAAAGATTTTTTATCTGCGTCTAGGTTATCAATTCCGCCTAGACTTTCCACAAGCTGTTGGTATTGATGAAACATATCGTTTCTTACTGCGGTTAATTCTGATAACTCGTCTGGTGGTTGGTAGGGAATCATAGATAACCAACAACAAGGGAATACGTGCCCCTGGGCATTAATGTATACCTCTTTCATTTTGAGTGCATAACATTTAATTTCAGTTTTCTTTACTATGTCTTTATAGTTGTCAATTACTCGTTTATCAATAAATTTTATTTCTGTATATTGACTAGGTTCTAAATGATATATTGTTTCTTTGTTTTTATTGTAAACAGGAAATTTTGCATCTAATAAAAACCTAGAACTATCTTTCATAGTAAATTCTTTGAAGCCTAGAGAATGAGCTCTGTGTTTAGCTTCTTCAACCTGATGTTCGTTGTGTTTAAATCTAATAAATGCCCACTCAGCAATGCCTCCGGCAAGTATAAATGCTCGAGCGTTTTCTATAATCTTTTCATAGTCTGTGCCAACTCGATAAATTGCCTGAGTGTCTTCTAGTCCATCTATGGCAAATATCACTTTATGGTTCTTGGGCAATACCATTGCTAACTTTGCCCACCAAGATTTGCTTCGGAGGCTACCGTTTGTGTGAATCCTTAATTCAATATTTGGACTAGTTGAGCTGGTATACTCAATCATTTCTAACAATTGAGAATTTAACAACGGATCTCCGTAGTTGCCACAAAAATATATAGAAGAAATTTGATCAAGAACTTCTTTATTGATAATATTTTTATATCTATCCAAGGTCCAAGATTCAATTTTGATCAAGGGATTCTCAACACCGCCGTGAATATTTCTAGTACACATAGGACAGCTTGCTTGGCAATTGTTTGATATTTCTAAATGAAGCTGCTTTAGCTCATTAAATTTAAACATTATTTTTTACCTATCACCATAAATCTTTTATACAACGGTAGCTCTAATTCTCTTGCCCACAATACATTAATTCCGCATTGTTGTTTGAAGTTTTCTAGATCTTTGGCAATTCGAATGTGTTCTGGAATGTCATAATTATTACTTTGAAGAACTAATAAACTATCCTGAGGATGACCACTTAACCATAGGTCGTATTGATCTTGTGTAATATGTTCGCAGCTGGTGTTTATGATAATGTCGGCGTCACTGCGTATGGCGCACATATCTGCTGTGACTGCTCTGAAACGCCCTTCTATCTCTTCTTTTTTATTCATCATAGTAGCAATAGATTCACAACTAGGATCTATATCAATGCTACGAATATTTTTAATAGGAATAGCACTTTGAAACAGCATACTTGATAGTACACCAACCCATCCACCGTGAATATCCACAGAAAGAGGAAAGTCTAATTCTTTATTACGCTCAGGATAGATGTAATAGACTAGATTTTCTATTAACCATTCTTTGCTTTTTAATTGTCCTGACCAGAACGCATCAAGAGTCCTCATAGGATTTTCGCTTTCACGAATAGCACACATCCAGTAGTGTAAATGTTCTAGATCAATTTTCATAAATTGGTATCACTTTATTAGTATTGTTTATTTTTTTCTTTGGCATATTTGTTTCTATATTACATACGCAAGAAGTTTTGGCACATATTACTGATTGTACTATTGGATTAAACTTTTTATCAAAATCTAAGTCGTATAAATTGTAATGAAAATCATTTCCGTACAAAAATTGATTACAAGTTCCGGTGATATCTCCTGCCATTGAGATATGAACCCAATTAATTCCTAAACTACATTCCCATCCATAGAAGTTGTTTAATCGTTTTAATAAAATTTCGTTTTCTTCTAATCTATATTTTTTACCTGTATTGTCTTTGGCGGTTACTATGCTTCGATAATATTTGTTATTACGCCAAAAGAACCATAGACTTACTCGCCTTGCTCTGTGTTTAGACAATAATTTTTTTTGATCAGCAGTATAGTCTATTGTTTTTCCAATAAGCTCAACATAACGAATAGTCCATTTTCTACGACTACGTTTAAGATATTCAACCATCCCAACACATTGATCCCACGCAGTAGGATCCATCATAACTGATAC